ACAAGAGCAGGATTCTCTAGCATTTTTTGTTTGCGTACTTCGTCTTGACCTAGAGCTTCGAACTTACCAAACCATTTGTTGATTGCGTATGGAGTTATATCTATGTTGTTCCAATGTTTCTTGTAAGCAAGAATTGAGCCTTTAAGCATATCAGATGTAACTCCTGCTTCAGTTAGTTCCTTGCAAACTTTAAACCAACCTGACTTCTCTCCTTGAGTTCTAGGTGTATAGCCAAGCTCATCACAAAAGACTTTGTAGAGTGCTTTTCTATTTCGTAATACTTCTTCATCAATTTTTTTTAGTTGTGGCTTGTCCACATCTATTGGTTTTAGTTCATTGGTTATAGTTCTATGTACTGTCTCCGATACTACCCTTGTATCGTCAGCAGTACTACCCCTAGTATCATCAGCGATACTACTAGATGTAGTGGTATCAGATTTAAGATATGGGTTGCTTGTTTTTAAGAAATATAGATTTGTCTGCTTGGCATTATCTTTGTATCTATTCTTCTTTTCTATTGCACCAATATCAAGCAGTTCATTTATTAACTTGTGTGTATTAGCTCGACTTACTCCAACTCTCTTTGCCAAAGTTGTAACACTCGGATAACAAGAGCCGTCTTTTCTATCAGCATAAGTCCACAAGATACAATACAAGTTCTTTGCTCTTGGGCTTATGTCTGCGTCTAATATCCACTCAGGTATTATTGCAAAGTAATTATCTGCTTCTATCTTCATAATGTCCTATCTATGCTTAAGTGAGTACCTTGCGTCAGATACTCACTCAGCACCGTACTATACCAATTAGAAGGGAGCTTCGTTTTCGGTAATGTTGTTAATTGATTTAGGTTGAACTAAATCAGGTGGAGAAAACCCCACCATAATCTCAGCAGGTGGCTCGTCAGACCAACTTGCATAAGGAAATCCATTGTTACCTGCCGTACATTGTTTGTTGCCACATTTAAAGTTTGGGCTTTTGTCAGACTTTTTGTCTGCTCTGTTGTCATACACCTTTGACGCACAAGCAGGACATTTAAACTCTGCTTGACCCACAGGGCTTTGTGATTCGTTATGAATTTGTGGGCTTGGTTGCGTCATTGGTGTATTAACAACAGGACTCTTAGCTATTTGGGAAAACGGACTAAGAATCCAATTCTGTATAATCTCAGCAGTTGCTAAAACTTCATCTATGGTGTCAGAATCTTTTGCTAATTCAACTGCACCTTTTAAAGCTACTTGTCTTGATATGAGTTTGTCTTTGTTATCCATTAACTAACTCTTTAGAGCTATTAACTCTATTCTCTACCCAAGTGTTAGCTTCTCTCCACTCAAGTAATGTATCTTGTTTCCAAACAGGTGTTGCTTTTAATTGGTAATCAGGATTTGGTAGTTTACCTTGAAACTTCCATTGTGCCACTTCTTGTCTAGTAACTCCTAGCCAAGCACCAATCTCAGCAGTTCCCATAATTTCTTGCGTCATTTTTTCTCCTTAATGTATTCTGCAATATTGATTTCTTTTCCCTTTTGTAATTCTAAATATAGCAAGTCCAATTCCTTAGACAGTTCATCTTCTCGCCAATATTTATGTGGGAATAGTTTTAAAGCTAATGTCTCGATAATCATTAGGGCAATACAAATAACTGCAATGCCACCAAATATCCAAGTCATTAACAAAACAAATTCGTATTCATTCATTCTTCTTCTCCTTTAACTTCTTCGAACTCTGTATCAAAGTCGTGTATAGTCATAAGCTCGTCATCTTCATTGACAACAGGCACGGCTCTCATACTTAATTGAAACTTAAACTGTGGGAACTTATCCCTGTTTAAATCTGCCACCTTCTTTAATATGTCAGCAGGTCTTTGATAAGAAAATACAGGTTGCAGGTTTATCCAACCTACTGCTTTGTATTCCTTACTATAAGTTTGCTCAACGACAATATCTACTCGTCCTTGAACAAAACCTGTAAGTGTTATTCCTTCTTCCATATCAGCTTCCTACATATCCAAATGGACTCATATAGCCCATAACTTTTCCAACATTTTTGTAATTAACACCATTTTCTTTAAGGTGTTTTTTACAGGCTTCTAAATCACTAGCAACCCTAATTGGATTATCGTTTTCATCTACTTCACACTTCCAATAAACATTATTATCTTTACTGCAAGTTTCATCTTTATCTACACAACTTAGATTGTTATTTACCAACCATTTTGTATATGTTTTCATTCGTATCAACTCCTATTTCTTATCTACTTATATTAATCTCTGATTTATTTTATGCAATCTTTAATTATAAAATTTTTAGATTATCCCAACCGTCTTTAGTAACTGTCATTGTTACTACACCCATTGAAGTTGAGTAACCTGTTCTAGTTTGGAAATCAGTTGAAGGACTCATAGCAGGAACTCCCATTATTGTTCTACCACCTTGTTGCACGGCAGTAAAGTGATGATAGTGTCCGTGTACAATCATTCTTGCCAAGCCAACAGGATTATCTCCTGCTTCATTTAGTCCAAACATCTGACCCTTCCACCAATTCTCAATCTTCTTTGCAGGAGTTCCACCACCTGCCGTAAGATGTCCGTGAGTAAAACCCATAAGGTAGCCTTTGACTTCTAATAAGAGATGTGGAGATTCAGGTACAATGACTTTTATATTTTTATATTTAGATTCATATACTAAGTCTCCAACCTGTTCTAGTATCTGCAAGTCAAGGTTGTCTAGTTCTTCTGTTGCCAAGCTCTGCTTACCACTTCTGTTCTGACCGTGATTAGATGTAACACCTGACAAAACAACTTTATAGTTTTGGTCTGCAAAGTTTTTTACAACCTTCCAAAGCAATCTTCTTGCAACTGTAACTTGGTCTCGTAAATGTAAATCCACATTCCATATCTGAGATGAGTACCAACCTGACAAGTCGCAGTTCTCAACAATATCGCCAAGACCAATGACATACACTTCATCAATAGTATGTCCTGCCTTCTTTAATTCTTTTAGTCTTGCATTAGCAGACTCAAGAGAAGCTAAGACCTTAGTAACAATTTCTTCGCTACCTTTTCCGTCTCGCTTCCCTAGTTGATAATCTGAAACATAGTACATAAAAGCCGTGTTACCTTTTTTTATTGGTTGTGTTTTTGGTTTATAAGATTTTATTTCTTTTAATAGCTTTGCAAAGTCTGTATCAAAGTCAGGAACTTTTTTTCTAATGTCAGCTTTGTAATACCAAGCCTGTTGTACATTACCATTACCCATATTCATATCCCAAGTTCTAACTTGTAGATTGCCGACTATCTCATATTCCTTTGGGTCGAATCCCCATTCAGTAAGTAGAGTTGCAAACTCAGGCTCTTGTTCTTTTGTACCACGAGATACTAATGTACCTTTGTTAGTCTTTGGGTCATACTCTGCGTGTGGTTGCCACCCAATAGGGTACTTCTCTTTAGCTAGAGCTTCATTATGTTTCTTATCGTCATAGCGAGTAAGAAACTTATCTAGATTATTTGATGTGTTTTTTTTGCTCATTGATTCTGTTTGTTATAGATTTTGGAGTAATTCCGTCCCAACCACATTCATTAACCAACCAATTAACTAATGCAGTTGTATCTTTGTAACCTTCTTCAAGAGCTTTTAAAACTTGTTCCCACTCAGTTTCACGCTTCTCTGTCCCATAGAAATAACCACGCTTTACTTGTGGTGGTTTGTAGTTCTCAAGATATTCTTTAAGTGCCATTTGCGTCCTGTCTTTTGCTTACTTAAATTATAGATTACAAGTGCGTCATTAAGGGTATTTCTAGGGAATTTCTTAAAGTTTTTTTTTGGGAATGGCTAAAAGCCTATAAACATTGGGTTTATTGTTTAAGAAATCCTATAAAATCCTTTGTTTTAATCAAAGATTATGTATAATTTAAGTATGAATGATATAAATAAAAAAGTTGAAGAATTTGGTTTTGATACTATTTCAATCTGTTTTAAATTTAGAGAAGATAGAACACCAATTAATATTGCTATAACAGAAATGTATAAAGCTACTAATGGTTATGACGGTAATAAAATTGATGTAATTACAAACTTTGATAATACAGTTGATGTTGTTATTCCTAGTATGACATATTTTAAGTATGAAGATAAAATAGATTCAATCCACAAAGATTGTGTTACTGACTTTGACTCTTGGTATAAAGAAAAAAATAAAGATTAAATTAGGATTGCCAAGTTTCAAGTAAGGCAAACACAACTTCATCTAACTTATCAAGTTCTACTACCACTAATCCATTAGAAGTTCCGTCAGGCATAGCAACAAACATAAATGGTCTTGTATCTCCAATCCTTGTATTAGTGTCAGATTGTTCTTTGGCTTTTTGATATTTAGTCCATAAGGTTTGTACTTGCTTACCTGCTTTGACTTCTACTCTGACTTCTCCTTGCCAAGATTCTTCATTACCCATTTGGCTTCTAAACTTTGTATCAGGTATCTTAAGTTTCTTCCTTGCTAGGTTTTGTTTTCTTCTACCTTTGTTCTTATTAGTTAGCCCACGCTTTTGATTGTCAGACCAACCTTCTCTTTTCTTAACTGTCTTTTGTCCCATACCTTGCATACCTTCGTGTTTTCTCATCTTGTATTCGCTAAAGGTTTCATCTTCTTGCCACTCAATCTTCTTCATCTAAAACTCCTTGCAATACATCTAAGCTAACTAAAAAACTATTTACTTGTTTAAGTTTATCAAATTCATAAGTAGGTACAAGCAAACAATGAGCAAACCATTTATCTCCCTGTTGATTTTCATTAATTACTTTTACAGATTTATATTTACTATCTCTTATCCAAGTAACAATGTATGGTTGTAGCTTTGTAGGATTCCAATACCTTACAAAATTAGTTGGGTAACTCCAATACATCATAAAGTCTGCAAAGGTTTTCATCTGACAACCAATCTGTAAGTCTCCATTACCCTGCTCAATCATATATTCCAAAGCAACATTATTAGTTTCTTCTATCTGTGTATCTGTTTTAACTTCTATGTAATTAGTTTTAAGGCTTTGATTAAATACCATAAGGTCAGCACCTTGTAGTTGTTCATCAATTCTTGTAGCTCTTGCGTGAAACTTATTACCACTATCATCTGTAATTGTGTTGTAGTGTTTAAGTATTAATTTCTCTCCGAGCTTTCCTATCTTGTCTTGTTCTGTAAAATTGTATTTCTTCAACATTCAACTCCTCATCTATATCGTCTAATAATGGTGTATCAAAAATCATAGTTCCAACAATGTTCGCTACTATACCAATGCTTACCCCTGCCGTCATTATAAAAGAGCCAAGAAGCTATTTTAATATTTAGGATTGGGTTTTTCCTATCTCCTGTAAAGTTAAGTTTGTCTTGCAACCAAGTCCAAGTTACATCATTAAACATAAATAATCCTTCATCTATTGTGCCATTGGTATTGTGATTATGTACCAAAGGTCTGCCTGTTGACTCGCAAAAAATCATTAGACTAGCTTGTAAAACATCTTCTTCTTTAAAATGTGTTTGCAATACAGGAATCCATTGTTGTACAACTTCAACCTTTTCGTATTGTTCCCTGCAATCTATGTAATTATCTAAGCCTTGTGTCGTTGGTGGCAAAGATAAAAGACAAGCAATCACACCTTCAATTATTAATGAAGGCATATAACTCCTTTGTTATACTTTGATACAATAAGTAGTATAAATCATAAATTGTTAATTTGTGATTTATATAAAAAAAAGACCTTAGATACTAGCAATAGCTTCTAGGGTCTTTTAAATTACTTGTTATTTGCAAAGTGCTT